TAATTTTTAAATTTCTTCTATTAAACATTATACTGCTGTTAAATTATTTTCCATCGAATAAATCATATAAATTGTTAATACTTAAATCTTTTCCATTTGTTTCAACTAATAAAGTATTTGCTTCGTAAATATTTAATTCAGTCCAAGCGTTTTTTTCTTTAAGGGTTTCAATTAAACTCCCAATTAATGCAGGATATTTTAATTTAATAGCTTTTAATTTGTTTTTGTTTTTTTTTGATAATCTTTGCCAAAGTGTTTTCATAATGTTTGTTTTAAATTGTTATTTGTTATTTATTGATATGCAAATATAAAACGAATAATTTTAATAAAAAAATTTTTTACTATATTTTTTTGCATAAAAAAAGGTTAGCACTTGCCAACCCTTGTAAACATTGATAAAATTAGTTTAAAATATTTTTAAATAATATCCTATACCTATTCTTTTTTCTGTATCAAATGAAGCATTTAGTATATTACCACGTTTATTTTTAATACCAATTCCTGCAGAAAAAAGCGGTTTGTTTAGTTGCAAAGTATTAGCCACGTTTACACCTAAATATAAATTGTTTTTTGGTTTGGGTGCATCTACTTTTAATTCTTGTGGCTTTATTGTGTAGTCTAAACGCATTTGCTTTACATTACCCATCACTTCGCCTGAAACTTGAGCGTTTATATAGTTATCGTCAAATGATTGTTTAAAAGCGTTTATTTCGATTGCTTTGTTATACGCTTGTATTTGTTGCAAACTATCCATTTTCATAAACTCTAATTGCATCTTATTATTTTCTTCAAATAGTTTATCTATTTGGTTTACATAAAAGCCACTACCTGCAGTATCTTTTATTGTTCTAACAATAGGCACGTTAATTACTTTTTCTTTTGTTACAATCGAACCTTTTATTTCTTTTGTAACTACCTTAATTTTCTCGGCAGTTTGTAATTCAGTATTGCAACCACGAAAAAATAAAACGATTATTAAAAATACCCAACCTAACCATTGAAATACATCTACTAAATTAGTTTTCTTTTCCATATTTTTGTCTTAAAAGTTTATGATATACTTTATTCACGCTTTCTTTATTGCAACCACGATTATAATTAAATTTTATAATTCGTAATACTCTTTGTAAATCTGACATATTTATAATTTATTAAGTTCATTTTTTACATATTTCCAATAAATAGCTTCTTCATAATTTTGTACTCTATTACATAAATTTCTTATTTCTTCAATAGCTATTAATGCACATTCTTTTTTTTCGTGTATAGATAAGTCTGTTTTATAATTTAAAAAATTATAATTATTTATTAACTCTTTAGCTTTTTCTTTTGCTTCCATATTAAAATATTATAGGGTTAATACTCTTTTGGTTTTCGTAATAGTTAAAAACAATAAAACTACTATTTGTATTTTTAAAGTTAGTTTTTACCCAGTCGCTTGGTGGAGAAAAAGCACCAAAGTTTTGATATTCAAAAGCAGATGATGAAGTAAAATCTAATAATAATTGGTGGCTATCACCTTTACTAAATTCTATAGTGTAGTTATGCAATTTATATTCATCAATATAATTTTTAATCTTTTCAATTTGTACTGCATCTAAATGCGGTTTAAAACCAAACTTCATATTTTTATCATCCTTACCGTGAGTTAAAATAAAACATCTGTTTTCTACGATATAATGGTCTATAAATTTTCTTTGATTGACTACCTTAACATTTTCGTATTTAAGTTCTATATACGCTTTAAATGCAGAATTAACAATATAACCAAAACTTCCAGCGTGGTTATCGTTACAAATATTAATACATTCTATTTTATTATAGTAAGGAATTAAAGCATCTATTAAACGTATTTTAAAACCTAACCCAACATCAAACGCTTTTTGGTTATCCATATTTTGCGGTAAACTATGCCCACCTCGTGTAGTTACTGCATCGTAACCATCCATAAAATCACCTAACTCGTGTATAATTAATGTATCTGATTGCTTGTTAATTAAAGTTTGTGAAACCATTATTTGTAAACGTTTATCTACTTCTGCTTCATTCCAAGAACCATCGTATAAACTATAACCGTTTTGGTTTACTTCCATTCCAATATGCACATCAGTATAAACTAACCTGTCAAATATTGATAAATCTAATTTACTTTCTATTTTAGGTAATTTAATCGGTTTAACTAAATCTTTAAAAATATTAGTAAAATCAATTTCTTTTTCTAATTCTACTTCTGTTTGTGGTTCTATGTATTCTGGGTTCTTAACAAAGATACTGCTTTGCTTTGTTTTTAACCACATATGTTTTACAGAAGTATTTGGCACATCTAATTCATTAGTAGCGTTATAAATTCCCTCGTGCTGGTCTAATAATCTTGCTCTATGCCTTTTAATATAAGTTCGAAGTAAATCTACATCTGTATTAATATTACCACCATCATTAGTATTTAATAGTTTTTTAGCTATTTCTGTATCAGTACAGTTTTTATTACTTTGTAATAATTCAGTTAATTGTACATCGTAATCATTCCATTTTGAAAATCTCATAACTTATTTGTTTAAAAGTTTCAACAAATATATAAAAATTATTTGTATATTAAAAAAATAATATTATATTTGCGTATTCATAATTTGTTTTGATTAATAGTTAAGAAAAAACCCTTGCAGTATTTGTAAGGGTTTTTTTGATTAAATATTTTTATATTCCTGCTTGGCTTCAAAACTTGGGCAAGCTTTTTTAACTCCTAAAAAATCTTTATGTCCTTGTACTATTGCGTTTGGGAATTGTTTTTTAGCTTGTTTTATTAAATACAATAAACTTTCTTTTTGTTTCTGTGTTCTCGTATCTTTTGGCTTTCCTTTTTCATCTATACCACCAATATAACTAAAATGTATTGAAGTAGAATTAAAACCTTTAACACCGTTTGTAATTTGTTCGTAATTTGCTAATTCGTGTATAATACCGTTTGCATCAATTAACCTATGATAACCTACAGATTTCCATTTTAAAACATCTTTCCAATAGTTTAAAATTGCTTGTTTTGTAGCGTTTGGCTGTGAAGCTGTGCAATGTATAACTATGTATTTTATTTCACGCATATTATTTAATTAAATCAATATCTTCTTTAACTTCTTTTGCTCTGTTTAATAAATTTTTTAACATCTTCCAAACATCAATTTTTAAAGCAGCTTCTATATTTTCTTTAATGCTTACAAGCTCAATAAAAATTAAAAGTATTGCTACTAATTTTGTAAACATAAATTGAATGGTAAAATGTTGTATAATAAATTCGTTTAATAAAAAATTATCAATTACATATAATAATAAAATAGTAATTTGATATAATAGCATTTTGCTAACTATATTGGATAAAGTTCTTGAGCGAATAGATTTCCAACCTATTAATTTAACACTTTTAAAAATACCTGTAAAAGTATCAAGAAAAATACCAAAAGCAACTGCAATTAATAAACCCTGAATCGGTGCAAAGAATAATACTAAACCGCTAAAAAAATAATTAAGATATGTTTTCATTTTTAGGTAATTCTTTATCTTTAATTAATTCTTTTAAAGCCTTTAAAATAGAATCTATTTCTTGTAAGTTATAAACACCTTTTGTAACTGCTAAATTTATAGCTTGTTCAATTATTTGTAAATTTTCCATTTTATTTTTTAAAAGGGTTATTAATTGTTTTTTCAGTTGGATTTTCAATTAAATTAATTTGACTTTCCAAATTTGTATTTAATTCGTTAATATCTAATTTTGATTCGCACCAAGCAATAACTTCAGTTTCTATTAAATCGTTTAAAGAAATAAAATTATCTTTGTTTGGATTTTCAAGAATTAAAACTCCGTATGTAGAAATTACAATATCTTTTTTTGTAGCTTCATATCTCCAATGTACGTTATAAACAACGTCTGTTAAATCTTCTAAAATAGCTTTGCAATCAAAAGCCGAAATTGTCCATTTGTAAGTTATCATATTTTTTTATATTTTATTTGTAAACAGGAATAAAATTCATTTCTAAAGTATCATTATTATATATTTTTATCCATTTATATATAAAAATTGGGTCAGCAGGCATATCTGTTCCTTGTATAATATCACCTTCAGCCCATAATTCATTAGTAGCTCCTTGAAGTCCTAATTTATTTCCAGATTCATTTGTAAACCAAACTCCTTCAGTTGCATTAGCACGAACACCGTGAAAATCTCCTCCCGGATTATAACCAAACGAAGATAAACCATCTTCTAAATACATTCCTGAATAGTTTTTACCACCCATATAAATAGCTTCATTTGTTACATCAATATTTGCAAAATCTGACACAAAAGCTGATGTTCCAACTACGTGAAGTTTTGCTGCAGGAGAAGTTGTTCCAATACCAACGTAGCCTGTTGGAGTTATTCTCATTCGTTCTGTAATAGTTCCGCTATTTGTACCTGTTTGAAATAATATTGAAGCACCAACTGTTGAACTACCTAAAGCAGCTATTCTCATTTGAGGGTCAGTAGGAAAAATTGAAGTAGGTACAAAATCAATAACACCACTATTATTAGCAGCAGCAAAACTTGAAGTATTTCCTCTTAAACGCAAAGAACCATTAACGTCTAACTTGTCAACAGGTGAAGCAGTTCCAATTCCTATATTAGTTGCATTATCAAAAATAATACTATTTTCAAGGGCTGTTGTTCCGTTAAATCTTGGAATATAATTATCAGTACCACTTCCTGTAATTCCACCACTAATAGTTAAATCACCACTTCCTAAAATAGTATTTCCGTTTATAGTTTTGATATTTGTACCACTAACTAAAGTTGCTTGTACTGCTACATCTCCACTACCTAATAAAGAAGTAGAATTAACAGTTTTTATATTTGTACCTGAAACAAGAGTAGCCTGTTTATTAGTATATAAATCTGAAAAATTATTTTTTGCTTTTATAAAAGCATCCCTTAAAGTATCTCCTGTGCCATCGTTTGCAGTTGTACCTACATTTATTATTTGTTCAGCCATTGGTATATTTTATCTGTTGTTAATTTAATTATATCTATTGTGTATTTTATATTATCTACCGTTAAGGTTAAGATTTTTTTTTTAAATCAGTTTCTTCACTATGGCTAAATTCATAAATTTTGCCCCAATCGTTATCATTATTAAAAGCACCCTGTCCAAAACCTATACCGTTATCGTTTGCTGCTTGCCCCCAACCTATACTATTTGCCATTATTAGATTTTAAGATTTCTACTTTTTTTAATTGCTCAACTTTAGCTAAATATAAATTTAACTTTTTAAAGTTTTTAATCTTTACGTTATTATAAATACCAACCGCCATAAAAATTATTCGTATCAGGGTTTACATCCTCGTTATTATTATTGTTATATTCAGGATATGTATTTGTATTATAACACATAAAATCAATAAAACGCTGTGTATAACTTTCTGCTATATCCCTTTCTTTTTCAACTAAAAAATCTACTTCTGCTTTATCTACATTTGTAGAGTTTTCAGAGTTATGTTTAAACAATCCTTTGTTACTTAATGTATATGCTGCAAATGGTAAATAGTAAACCATTGCCCAATGGATAAGCATAGGTTTAACATAAGTAGTTAAAAGGTTTTTATAATCTACAAATGCAACCTCATTAATATCATCGTTTAAAATCAATTCCTGTAACTTTTGGTAAAGTTTAGAACCTAAATAATTTTGAATAGTAATATCTTGACTGATTTTTATATATTCGATAAAATCATCAGCATCTAAATTACCATTTGTAATTGTAAATTTCTTTACATCTTCTGTCGATATAAGTAATGCGTAAGCCATATTTATTTATTGTAATTTGGATGATGTCCGTTATTTGGCATATCAATAGGTTTCATTGCCACCTCTTTAGGATTTCTTAATCTGTAACCGTATTTTTCAGCTTTATTAGTGCTTATTTGTGTAGCGTTTGGATTTGTAACATCTATTTTAATATTGTCAAAAGAAACGTATGTTTGTCTTAACCATTTATGTTTACAATTAACTCCGCCTTTGTATAAAAATAAATTATAATTTTGTCCGTTATGTCCTTGTCCTGGATTTACTGAATTACTATCTGTATTATCAATATCTTCTTTACGGTATAATTTATCTGCTTTTATCATTTTATTGCAAAATTCACGCTCACCTATTTCGCTACCACTATATTTATAACGTGTAATAAATCTTACACCATCAATATTTTCATCTTGTTCGCTTTTTGCGTTTGGTCTACCTGTAATGGTAGCAGCTAATTTTTGTAATAAACTTGGTTTTTTCTTATTATTTAACGCTTCAATTTCAGCATCTAATTCAGTTTCTAATTCTAAATCTACTTCTGTTTCATCTATTAAAATCCATTCAGAACCTAAAACTTCGCCTTTGTCAATTAATGCGTTTGCTAATTCAGGGTTTGTATGTGCTGATAATTGCGTACCTGTTTCTTCTGCTACTTGGTCTGAATTTTGTGCATTTGTTAAATCTGTAAACTCTAAAGGTTGTATTGTTTTAAAGTATAATTTTAATTTAATATTATTAACAGCCAAAATAATATCTAATGCATCAATAATTTCTAATTGATAAGGTTTAATAACTAAATTATCATATAACAAAGTTGCTGTTTTAATTTCATCTGCATTATTACTAAAACCACCACCAGCATCACGAATACCTAAAAGCATTGGCGAAGTAACTCTATGCCCTACAACTAATTTTTCAAAACATTCTTTACTTAAATATTCGTAGTGTGCAGGTGCATCATTTAAAGGGATATCATCTACAGTAGTTTTGTTATCTACCGAGCTGTTAAAACCTACAATTACTTTTTCACCCCTTGCACCTGTTAATTTACGTTTAACCTCGTTTGCAATTTCTTCACGTTTTTCTTCTGGTGGCACACCGTTATTAAAATTTATAACTTTAGTACCACTAAAACCATTCATTACATCGTTAATAAGGTAATCAGATATTTCTTCTTCTAACTTTGCATAAGGTAAAGCACCTGAATAATCAATCGGAGTGTAATAATGGTAACCACTAATATAAGGTTTGATAACGTAAATTTCAACTTCTTTACCATCACCAAAACCAAAAGCAGGAATACGTTTTATTTCTTCACTTGGTTTTTTATTTGCCCAATCAGGATGATAATACCACGCTACAATTTCGCCTTTATCATTACATTTTTCAGCTCGTAAAGTATGCATTGGGAAGTGGTCTACAAATTTAACCTCTCCTTTTTCATAACCAACTTGCATTGCAGCCATTCCTAATAACTTTCTTTCTAAACCAATTTTCTTTAAACAATTTGGTTTAATAATAGAAATCATTTTAGCGTACTCATCAGGTTTTTTATTAGCATCTAATGCTGATATACCTTTTCCGTAAATCATATTAGAAACACCTGTTATAATAGCGTTATTTGTAGTACTATATAAATACCTTTCAATTAAAAAATTAAAGTAATTATTGTCTGCACCGTACTCTACAAATTCACCCTTTTTACTTTCGTTTATTTGTGGTGAAGTATATGCACTTAAATTTAAAATGTGAAACATATTATTCAAATATTTTGTATTCGTTACTTGTTGTATGTTGAGTATATTGGTCTTTGTTAATTGTGTAATTTGCAATTACTTGATTTGTACAAAAAACCTTATCCCTATAAACTATATCCGTTCCATTTAAAATAGTAAGTGTATAGTATTTATTTTCTTTAATTGGGAATATTACAGAAGTTGCTACGTAATACCTATCTATTGAAAACGTGCAATTAATTTCTGTTTCTATATTCGTTTCTTCATCTCGCAATACAATAGCATCAGCATTACTACCATAAATTATAGCGTTTAATGTTTGTGCTGTTTCTTGTTCTCTTAAGATTATCATATTGTTTTATTTAAAAACACAAAAGTTGCATTTTTGTTAAAGCAAAAAAAAAGCGTATAAATTAATATACGCTTTTCATAGTGTTCAAAAATATTTCTTATGAACCAACTACAACTGTAAAACCAGCAGCAGTTAAAGTATCTCCAATAAAATTAGCAGGTACTTTTTCCATTCCTGTTAAAGTTAAAGTATAACCTGATAAATCTCCCATAGCACCACCTGTAACAATAGTACCACCTGTAACATCCATACCGTGTTGTAAACCTGCGTAAAAGAAATTACCGTTGTTATCTTCTATAATAACTTGTGGTCTACCATAAGCCATTAATTTTAATTCTTTATTATCCTTAACTGTTAATTTCTTAAAAGTTAATTCTAAAACCTGCTCAAAAAACGTTGTTCCGTTTTCTCTTGAGCTGTTAATATTTTGAGTAAAGGTACTTGCACCTTTCAACTCATATTTATAAGCACTTGGAGTACCTGCTACAGCGTCTATAACGTCTGTATTTGTAACATCGTATGTGTAACCTGTTGCATCTCCGTAATTAACGAAGTAAACATTTTTTAAACCACCTACGCTATCTTTGCATACTTCCAATCTACCTAAACTTAAATCACAAGCCATAGTATATATATTTTAAAAGTTAAAAAAAAAGGTGGCGTTTATTGCACCACCTTTAATTAGTTATTTGTTATTAATTATGCTGGAGTGTAAAGTACGATTTCAGAACCGATACCGTATTGAACAGCAGCAGTAAATCTCATAATTACATTTATTGTTTGCGCTCCTGTTACTTCGCTTTGGTCAATTAATCTCACTTCATTCATATCATTCAATAAACCTGTACCGAAGTATAAGTTAGATTTTTGAGCAGCCATCATATAGTTAGAAGCTAATCCGTTTGCAACAAAGATTTTAACACCGTCAAAAGATAATGAACCGTTGTTAAACCATTGTGTACCCATTGCGTTAGTACCGTTTGCACCTAAACCAGAAGCAGCAAAACCACCTAAAGCTCTAACGTATGCTCTTGCAACGTTTTGAGAAACGTAAATATGTAAATCTTCTTTACCGTATAATGCAGCAGGGATAGCATCAACTACTTTACCCAATTCAGCAATAACGTTAGAAGCTGTTACAGTAGTACCAACTACATCAACTACATTAGAGTCTGCAGTAGCTAAAGCTACAAATCCGTTAAATTCACCTGCATTAGCAGTAGCACCTCTCCAAATGTTAGTTTCAGTTTTTTCTGCTACTTTAGCTGCTACGTGAGCAATTAAATAATCAGCAAAAGATTTAGGTAAAGTTTCGAAAGCAGACATTCCCATTTCGATAGATTGCCAAGTACTTGCGAAATCTTTTTTACATAATTCTAAATTTACCTGAAATTCCTCAGGAGTAATAACTCTTTCAGTTAAAGTAACTGTAGAAGTTGCATCAAAAGCACAAGTAGCATCTTTAACGATAGCATCAGTAGCTAAACGTTGGATAACTGATTTGTACTTTACGTTTGGCATTACTTCAATCCCACCATTTTCAATAGTAGAAGCTGATAATAATGCAGCAGAGATATATTTCTTTGAAAATTCTCCGCTATAAGTTGTTGTAATACTTGTTGTAGTAGCCATTTTTTTTAATTAATTATTAGTTTGCTATTTTATTCATTACTCTGTCGAATGTAGTCATTTCTCTGTTTTGTGAGAATAACACTTTTTCAACGTTTGGTTTTGCATCAGGGTTATGTGTTAAAGGTTGAGCAGATAATTCTACTTTTTCTTCAAAAGTTTCAACACTTTTCATAGATGCTAATTCCGTTTTTAAACTTTCGATTTCTGACTTTAAAGCATCAACATCTTCTTTTGAAAAATGCGACTCTCTAACAGTAGACTCGATTACCTTTTTAGCTGTTGCTGGTGTTTGAGCTGCTTCAACTTCAACTTCTACTTCTGGTGTAGCTTCCTCTGCAGGTGCTTCAACAATAGCTTCTTTGATTTCTTTGATTTCGCCCTCAACCTCAACTACTAAAATCATTCCGTTATCAAGAGTGTACTCACCTACAGGCAATGCAACTCTATCTTCACCATTAACAATAAACACTGCTTGCCCTGCTTCAAAGATTTCAGCTTCAATAACAGTACCGTTGTCTAATGTCATTTGCTCAAGTTTGATTTCCATACCAAGCAATTTTTTGATTTCTGTAATTACGTTTGACATATTTATTAAATTTATTTAAAAACAATAGTTTTTAATTGTTGTTGTATTTTTAAAAATTATTTATATATTTGTTTAAACTTTAAAATAAAATAATTATGACACCAAAAGAAAAAGCAAAAGAGTTAGTTGATAAATTTGGTAATTTAAAAATATATATTGATATAGAACCAAGAACAATTAGTGAAGAAATTAAATATGTTGATAATGATTTATCTAAACAATGTGCATTAATAGCAGTTGAGGAGATTATAAAAGATAGAGAAAGATTAAAAGACGCTTTGTTTTATGATTTAAACTATTGGCTAAAAGTTAAAAATGAAATTGAAGAATTATAAAAAAAGCACCAATTAAGGTGCTTTAATTTTATTTGTTATATTCTTTAAAAAGTGTAGAGTCAGTTTTTAATAAAGCTAATACTTTTTTATATTCAGTTTCTACTTCTGTTGGTAAATCAACACCTAAATCAATAGATAATCTTCTTGCTTTTTGATACTCATTATCAACTTCTGAGACTTTTTTTTGTAAAGAAATAAATTCTGTTTGCATTGATTTTATTCCGTTTTTTATTTTATCTACTTCTGAATTAAATTTATTACTTTGAACAGAATAAGAGTCACTTAATTTTTTTAAATCTTGCAATAAACCTAAATCTATTTCGTGTTTACCTAATTCTGTTTTAGTAAATAATTTACCAAATACGTTTTTTTCTTGTGGTGTCATTTTTAATTATTTAATTGTTTATCCGTTTACTCTTGTTATTACTCTTGTTCCGTTATTTTCTGTAACTGTTAAACTATCTACTCCTGATGTTTGCCCAATGCCTTGATTTTGTAAATCACCATTGCAACATTCTTTACTATAAGTGTTATCATCACATAGACAACCTTTTTTACCATTTACTGGACTCGTTTTACTTTTTGTTTTCATATTAATTAAATTTCTGTTATTATTACGTTTACATTATCTAAAGTTATATCAGTTGTATGTGATTGGTTTTTAACCCAAACTTCTATATAATCATCAGTGTTTAATTCAATCAAACAGTGAAAAGGAATAGCTTGAACTCTATTACTTCCACTTGTAATTGCACTTTGTTCACTACAAGGGTGTAATACTCCATTTTTAAAAAAAGCAGCGTGGATAGTTTGATTACTTCCTGCAGATACACTTATAATACCTTCAGCTTTAAATACTTTAGAAGTTCCTGTATTAGTTATTTTATTATCTGTATGTACTAAACCATCTCTTGAAAATATAGAAGTAGTATCAGCGTTTAATTTTACCCAAGTATTTATAGCAGTTATATCTGTTATAGAATTTGAAGAAAAATCAAAATAATTTATGTATGCAGGTTTTAAAAAAACTTCATTACTAATTCCATTATATTGGAATTTTAATTTTCCATTAACTGTAACAAGTGTTCCATCTTCAATATTTAAACCTGTTTCAGTTTCTATTAAATCAGTTTGTACTTTATAAGCTGTGTTTAATATTGTACTCATTTTAATAATTGTTTTATTTTTTCAATTAAAACATCATCATCATTTTGTTGTTTACTTAATTGCTTTTTTTCTTCTAATTTATCTGCAAAATAACCCTCTAAAGAAAATCCTTTTACTTTACCTGTTTTAACATAATCATTCCAAATAGCATCATCTTCTACTTTAACCGAAGCCATCCAAGTACCTACAGGCACACTTAAATTATAAATAGCTGATTTATCTTTTTCAGTATTTTCAACAATCCAACTTTCAACAACGGTTAAACCTTTAATTTCTTTTCCGTGTTCTAAAGTCCAATTATTCTGATTACCATTTTTAAAAAATAATTGACTTGCTTTGTTTACAGTATCTTTTGAAAAATAAATATAATATTCATCTTCTCCATTTCTTCTATAAATTGGCTTTTCAGGAATTAAAACAGCACCCATTAAAATACGCTTTTCAGTATCTACTTGAGCTAATTTAATTTCTTCTGATTTTAACGCTACAAAATTTGACTCAATAGCTGGAGTAGCCACTACACTAATAGCATCAACACCACTTAACTCGTCTTTATCGTCTATTATTAATTCTATAAGGTTCATATTATTTTTATTTAAAAACATTAATATTTATATTTTGTTATTTTTTAACCTAAACTTGCATTATTTACAATATTTCTATCTAAACTTTGTTGGCTTGTAACTTGGTTTGCTACTACGAATGCTTGAACAGGTTGCTGATTTCCTAAAGTTTCTGCTAATTGATTAACGCCTGTATTACCTACTACGTTAAAACTTGGTGCAGGTGGTGGAGCAATAGCAGCACCGCCACCACCACCGCCACCACCACCACCAGGAACATTAACAGCAGTAATAGCTTTAACTGTTTTAAAACCTGTTGCCAAAATACCTGCAACGTTAATAGCTTTTGCAACATAATCAAAAGGCGATGGTAAAGTAGATTTTTGTTTTAAAGCTTCCGAAGCACCAACATAGGTATTAATTAAAGCACTCGCAATACCTAAAGCTTTACCTGCTGCAGTTTGTTTACCTACAATAGCACCTAAATTATCTAAAGCTTGTCCTGCTTCTTTTGCTTGAGACATTTTTTGTTGAAATTCAAGCTCACTTATTTTAACCCTTGCATCAGCATATTGCTTTTCAATTTCGGTTCTTTTTTCTTCACTTAAAGTATCATCTGCTAATAATATTTCTTCTTGTATTCTTAACGCTTCTCTTTTTGCTTCAAAAGTTGCAGCTTCATCATCAATTATTTTTTGGTTGTTTTCAATAGTTTTGTTTCTTTTGTATTCAGCTATTGCATCATCTGCTAAAATTATTGATTGTTCAATTTCTTGTTTCTTTAATGCGTATTCGTTTTCAGCATCTACTTTAGCTTGAGTACCTGCGTTTGCACTATCAATAACATTTTGTAAACGTTCTAATTCAATTATTTTATTTTTTTCTAAAGCATTCTTTTTAGCTACTAATTGTGCTTCTTCATTTTTAATACGCTCTGCATTAAAATTAGCTTCATTAATTGCTAATTGTGTTTCTGCTTCTTGTTTAGTTTTAGTTAAATCAATAAGCTCTTTATTTAATGCTAAATCATTTGCTTTTTGTTCAGAACGTAAACCCTCAATTTGTGCTAAAACTCCCTCACGATTTGCTAAAGCATTTGTTAAAGCAACTTGGTTTTCGATATTGTTATTTTGCGAAAGTGTAGATTGGGCTGCTGCTATTTGTGCATTAGCCTGCCCTATCATTGCAGCTTCTTGGTTTTCTAAAACTTGTTTTAATTGGTTATTAGCTTTTATTCTATCTTGTATGCTATTACGTTCCTCATCTCTAACTTGGCGTAATTTTTCTGCTTGTCTATCGTATTGTTCTACTAAACGTGCTTGGTTTGCTTCGGCTAATTTTGCAGTGTTTTGTAATTGAATATTTGCTTTCGCCTGTTCGTACGCACCTGCTATTGATATTTTAGAAACACCATCAATAGTACCGCCAACAACAGAACCTATTTCATTCGCTGCTTTACCTAAATTACTAACAACTTGTTTTCCTGATTCAATAGCATCTGTACCTACTTTTTTTAAACTTGTTTTAGTTTCTTCAATACGTTTAGTAAGTTCCTTAATTGTTTTCGGGTCATCATCACCAAACAAACTTTGTTCCCACGCTAAACGTACTTCATCAATTACTAATTTAATTCCAAAAAATGCAGCTTTTAATGGCGTAATACCTAACTTTAATAAACCACCTATTACGTTTTTTAAACCCTCAAAACCATTTGAAGCACCTGATACTTTTTCAATAACAGAAACTACTACATTTGTAACTTGACTAAATACATTTGCAACCGTACCCAATACAGCACTAAAAGTATCAGCTACTTTTTGATTACCCATAAAGACCTCTTTAAGTGTAGCCATTGCACTAATAATAAGTCCAATACCCATAGCCTTTAATGCTAAACCTGCAGCTTTAAAGCCCTCACTTAATGATTTTGTGCTTTTTTCAGTTTCTTTAACATTCTTGTCTATATTATCTAAAGACTTTTTACCTGTCTTTGAAAAATCTTCTACAGAATTTTCTAACTTAACAACCGATTTGTTTAAGTCATTAATATCTTTTTCTGCTGCACCAGCTTTAACATCAATTTCTATTGTTTTTGTAATTGCCATTTTATTGCTCTTTTAAGTTCTGTTATTGTATCTGGTAATTTATATTTTCCTTTTGCTATATCTATAGCTTCGCTTGTTCCAAACTTTTGAAATTCAAGCATTTGTATTACTAATTTAAGCATCTTGTGTTATTACGATTACATCATTATTATTACTTTCAATACTATATATTTTTTCAACTCCTGAAGTGTTTGATTTTATATCTACTTCTACATAATTATCACCATTTGTAATAGTTATTATTTGCCCTGTTGGGTCATTTAAAATACTCCACGTTAAAGGTTCAATACTTACTGTATCAAATTTTAAAGTTTGTGCTGTATTACCTGCTACTCTTGGCTGTGAATTATTAAAATTTAAACTTCTAAAATCTTGTATTAATTCAAACTTACTTTCAAATGTGTCTAAATCAGTTGTAAAACTATTTATAATATAACGTTTATCACGTATTACAATACGGTCGTTTAAACGTAACGCTAATAGCTCTGAATAAGGTAAACGCATACTTACCTTAACCATTCTTGATTTTAGAGAATAAAGGTTGTTTAAATAATCAAAATAATAATCTTTAAATAAAGTATTACTAACCGTGTTTAATGTATAACTACTAAATTCAACACCAAAGTTTAATGTATGTATTTGGTTTTGATACCCTACATCTTGCCCCATAACATTGTAATTAGTTATGTTGTTAGTAGTTGTACCATTATTAAAATAAAAATCACAACTTGTATTTTCGTATTGATATAAAATTATAGGTTTAGGTACATAAGGTGTTAAATCAGTTTTAATTGCATAACCTACTTGTAAATTTTCTCCTGTAAATTTATTAAACAATATATTTTCAAAAGGTAATTTTACTGAATAATCTGCACCATCTGTATTAAATGGATAAGATAAATCACCGTATTCCTTTTGGTTTGCGTCTGAATAACTTTTATTTAATAAACTTTCACTTTTTTCGTAATTAAAATTTACTTTCTTATATGGTTTAATTCTTTCAAATTCAAAATCAGAAATACAATATTCTGAATATTGTTTTATATTACCTTGATAGTACCAATTTTCTAACTGCTCTAAAGTATATGTTTGCTCATCATAACTAAACGCTGTAAGATTAAACATTTTTAAAATACCACTAAAGAAATCCGTTACTTTCATATCTGGCATAAAAGCAGGTAAATCTAAATTAGAAGTAATAGAACCCGGTACTATAGTAGCACTTGTTGTGAAAGTAGTTTGCGTATTATTTTGCTCATCATATATAGTTACACTTGCTGAAATTGAACCCGTATAAGTACAAGATTGAGCAGTACTTAAATATAATTGATAATTACCAGATATATCACCTACAGCTACATAAATATTTGTACCTGTTCCACTTTGCACATATAATTGAACACCATCTTTAAACCAAGTAACCTGCCAATTTGTAGAAGTTGAAAGCGTAATATTTATTGCACCACCATTATAATTATCACTTCCTATAATATAACTTGTATCTATAGTATAATAATTATTATATATTTCTAATATGCTTGTTTGAATATCAATATTTGTAAACTCAATTAGCTTCTTTTGTGCTAATGGGCTAAACGCTTCTTTATTTTTTAACCATAAATATGCCTTTGTAAATCTTGATTGAGTTAAAAAGTTACCATTAAAATTTATGTTATATTTACTTTCTATTGCATCAAATATTCTCGCAATTTTTAAAGCAGGAGATAAATCTGTATAACCTATAGGAGTAGCAATATTTGATATATCCCAATTTGTTACAGCAGAACCACCGCCCCCATATTGCCAAACTCTATTACTTGTAATTAAAGGGAATAAAATATCACTATCAGAAGTAGTAGTAATTTTATTTTGTACGGTTGTACCTGAATAATCAATAGTATAATCGTTTAATTCTGCAATATCTTTTAATTTATCTTCACCGAATTTATCAGTTAAAGATTTAAGTACACCGTAAAAAGTTATCTTATAATCTTCTACACGATTGTTTAAATGGTTATACTGATTATTCAGGTGGTTATAATAATGATAATACAAGTGCTGTTTTGCCATTAGTAAATACAAATATTACTTATTATAAAAGTA